GGCGGCTGAACCACCGGCGGAGTAACGGCTGGCGGAATAACTTCTGGTGGCGTGTAAACACCGGGTATGTCTACACCTCCTACATTGATGATGTCAGGAGTAGAAACATTAACATCTGGAGTAACAACCGGCGTTGTGTTGACATCTGGGTTAACCGTGGGGGTAGTCACAACTTCCGGGTTTACCGTTGGGTCGGTCACCACCTCCGGATTGGTAACAACCTCTGGATTAATGGCGGGATTTGTTACTACTTCAGGGTTAACAGCTGGAGTTGTAATAATTTCTGGATTAGTTGTAATTTCAGGATTGACAACGGGGGTGGTAACCACCTCTGGGTTAACCGCTATTTCAGGAGTCGTGACAACCTCAGGGCTTACTTCTGGACTGGTCACTACCTCTGGGCTTGTTGTTATTTCAGGGTTGACCACAGGAGTGGTAACCACTTCAGGAGTAGCTTGTTGTTCAGCATTCAAAATAGCATCAACAGCTGGACTTTCTGTGACCTCAGGAGTTGCAGTTACTTCTGGCGTAGTAACCGCCTCTACTACAGGTGTGGTATCTACAGGCGTAGCAATCACAACTCCTGTGTCTGGACTAGAGTTAATGTTAACGGTTGACCCAACATTAGGGCTACCTTCAACATTAACTACTTGAGCTTCACCAGTATTGTTTATGACTAATGCTGTGTTTGTTTCGGGATCAGTTGCCACCACAACTGCGGTATTGTCATTAACGGTAACTTCCGGAGTTGTTGTAACCGGAGTTTGTGTTAATGGAGTTTCTACTGGCGTGGTTGAATCTACTACTGGCTGTGTAGCGGCTTCTTGCGTAACCGGCGAAGCAATAACAGTTCCGGTGTCTACATCTGTAGTTAAATTTACAGTAGATCCAACGCTGGTGTCGGGCGCAACGGAAACTACTTGCGCCTCTCCTGTATTATTAAGAACCAAAGCCGTATTTGTTTCCGGATCTGTTGCCAACACAACTCCTGTATTTTCGTTGGCAGTAACTTCTGGTGTTGTAATGGGTGTTGTGCCAACCTCTGGCGTAACCGCTTCTGTAATTGGGGTTTCTGTTGTTTGAGTTGGGGTAGTTTCGGTGGTAACCGCTTCTGTAACAGGAGAAGCAACAACCGCCCCAGTTTCCGCATCCGTGTTTAAATTAACAGTTGATCCAACATTAGTGTCAGGAGTTACAGACACGACTTGAGCTTCACCGGCATTGTTTAAAACTAACGCAGTATTAGTTTCTGGATCGGTGGCAATAACAACACCAGTGCTTGGTGAAGCAATGGCTTCAGTGGTAGTTTCTGGAACGGGGGCCACTGAAACTGCGCCAGTAGTTGCATCGGTGTTAAGAGTAACTTGAGATCCCTGCTCAACAGGAGTTTCAACATTAACCACCTGTACCGCACCGGAATTATCTACAATTAATGCTGTACCAGACTCTGGATCAGATGATACTACCGTGCCGGTATTCTCTGGAATAACTGTTGGAGCAACTTCTGGGGTAACTGTTGGAGTAACTTCTGGAGTAGTCTCTGGTGTAACCGTTGGAATAACTTCCGGAGTAACTTCTGGGGTGATTTCTGTAACAACTGGTTGTGGCGGCGTTGTGTCTACAGACTCTACGGGCGCTTGAACTTCAGGTAAATTAACTGTTGAGCCAACTTCTGTACCCTCTGGAACGCTAATAACTTGCGTTTGACCAGAGTTATCTATTACCAATGCGGTTCCGGTGTCAGGATCTGCGGCAACAACTTGGCCAGTGTTTTCTGTAACCACTTTAACAGGGGTTTCTGCGGGTGTGACAACCTCTGGTGTTGCAACAACTTCTTCTAGAGTAGGCGTAGGCTGTTCAGTTAAGCCTGCGTTTGTTAGATTTTGAGCAACATCTTGTTGAATTAAAGAGTCGCCAGTTTTGGTGTCAACTAACGAAGTTAATTGGCCGCTGTCGTCACTTGATTTAATGCCAACCTTATTTAATTCTTCTTTTAATGTTGTTTGAGCTTCATTAACTGCGTTGGCAACGCTGGGGGTTGATATTACCGCAGTTTGTACGCCAGATGCATCAACCGCCGTTGCGGTTTTGCCAGCCACACCAGCGGCAATAATAGCTTTTGTAAGCTCGTCATTAAGATCAAGAGGATTGCCTTGAGCTGCGCTGGTAATAATGCCAGTTGTTAAGGTTTCCAAAAACTCACTGCTACCTTCTTTTGTGTAATTGGTTGCAGTTTTTGTGGCAACTTTTTCAAGTGCGTTGCTAATTTTATTAACAGCAGCAGTATCTACAAGACCTTGAGTTACAGTTGTAACAGCCTCAGCTATTTCAAACGATGTGGTAGCTGATTTATCGGCTTCTTCTAAGGTTTTGTTATCTGCAAGGGATTTGCGTAATGTCTCGTTGTACGCGGCCCCACCAGACTCTAGTGCGTTTAAACCAACATCAATACCTACCGCAGCAACCTTGCCTGCTGTTTTTATAACGGAGACTGCCATACCAATTGGTAAAGCTTCTTGCAAAGCCTCAACAGCTACAACATTTAAAGCCAGTGGGTTTTCTATTACAGCTTTTGCACCGGCTATAACTTTATCAAACCCTTCGGCATCTCTTACAGCTTGAACAACGTTTTGAATTGCTTCGTTAACATCTTTGGTTTGCAGAGCATCTCCAGCACGAGACACGGCTTGCCCAACATTAGTTAAGGTATTAACTGGGCCAGTTAACCCCAACGCTGACGCAGATCCTCCAAGGGTTTCAAGAATTCCACCAGTGGCTTGGTGAATATTTGACAAACCCTGTTGAACCGTAGCAGATAATTGTGTGTCTTCACCAAAAACGCTGGTAATGGCTTTGACGGCAGCATCTGCATCTTGTTGGGCTTTGGCCAATCCAAGTGCATTATTTTGTTCAAAAAGACGTTTAGATTCTGCGGCTGTTTGATCTACCGGAGTTGTAAAAGATGGACTGTTCAACGCCGCTTCAGCATTTTGATTAGCCAACCGTTGTGTTTCGGCTAAATTTTGCTGAACAATAGGATTTTCTTGTTGAGCGGTTCCTAGTAAATTACCCAACGCATCCGCCCCGTCAGTGCCAGCCCAGTAGTCAGAGCTAGGTGATTTGTTAACGTTCTCTGCGGTTGTGTTAAGAAAAGCTTCCTTATTTTGATTAGCAAGTCTTTGTGTTTCTGCGGCGCTTTGGTTGGGCGCATTTGCAGTGACCAAAGCATTACTTTGATTAAGCAACCTTTGAGTTTCTGCGGCAGATTCATCTGTAGCAGGCTTAACCGCAGTAGACAGATCAGGACGCTCTGCGGCGGAGGCGGTACTGTACGTTTTACCGTTCCACTCAAAAGTTCTATTGGGGCCATAAGCCAAACGAGCGGCAGCATACGCATCATTAAAAGATGTTTGTTTTGCTGGCGCTTCAGCCTGAGCTGCAACGGCAGCGTCCACACCGGTAAACTCATCCTTTTCAGGCGTTTTAACTTGAGTGGACGTGTCAGGCGTACTGACTGGCGATTGCGCCACAGTTGACAATAACTCTTCTGCGGTTGTGGACGGCCCAGATGTAATTTCATCAATGACAGAAGGCGTAGAAACGGGTGCTTGAGCTACAGTATCTACAGGGGGTTGTGCTACAACTGCCGTATCCACACCTGTGACATTGTCTTGGCCTTGCTGTTCTGTTACAAAACTGCCGTCTAAAATGCTGTTTAAATTAGTCTCCGGTAACTTGGCAATGTCACCGTCGGCGGTAATGCTTGAGCTGGTGTCTTGAGCTATGTTGCGAACAGATTGATCTACTAAGCCTGCATCTTCCAACTGCTTTACTACATTGGTGGTGGCATTGACCGTGTTACTAAAACCACCTGCCGCCGCTGCAATTTTGGTAGGGTCTTCGCTCTTAATGGCATTGACAAGGTTTAAACCTGCCGCCGCAGTCTTAGCATCTGCACTGCCAGACAAATCCGCCGCAGTGGATGCCGCACCCAACAAGTTATCGTTGTTTAAATCATTAACGATCTTAAGAGTTTTCCCTGCGTCAGCAAAGGAAATGCCATCAGCAATCATTGTGTTAGATGCTAATTTTCCTAAATCAGGATCTGACAGCAAAGCACCAACAATACCCATAGCATTGCCGTCTTCTATTGCTTTGACAACTTTTAGCCCGGTTGCTACTTCCGACATTCCGCCTACGCCAGCTAACGAAGCAATACCGCCCAGTACATCACCACGATCAATAGCAATCGCAGCATTAATAGCTTGTGCAAAAGGAGCTAAAGCAGGGATAAACGAGGCAACGGCTAGGATAGGAGCAAGGTCGCCAATGTCGCTACTTGATGCCTGCGTGGTGTAAAAGGTTGGATTGCCCTGCGCATCAAACTGCACGCGATAGCCAGTGTTACCTTCTCCTGTATACGTTCCGCCAAAAGTGTTATCTGTCTGACGTTCGCCGTAAGTATTGCTTACAGCTTGGCCGGTCAGCTTATTTCCAAAAGTTTCTTGTGTGCCGACGGGCGCTGTGTAAACAGTCTCTGATTGCCCACTGTCTCCACCCGTGTAAACAGTCTCTGTTTTTACTAAACTTGGATCTACGGCATTACCTTGAGCATCCGTATAGCCAATAACTTTGTTATCAATAATCTGATTGCCGTCATTGTCAATTCCAACTACATTTTGCTCGTACTGAGGAATAACAGCCGCATCAACTTTGGTTGTAACCTTGCCAAACTGATTTAAATCTGTAATGCCGGTGTCAGCCAAAATCTTAGCCATGTCTGCGGCGTTCTTTTCAGCAGAACCAAAACCTTCACCCTTCCATTGGCTAGTTGTACCTTGGTCTAAAATTTGTTGGGTTAGTTTTTCAACTGCTGACGGCTCACTAGCTTTTGGCGGCTCAGTAATAGCAATCAATTCTTCTACTGTAGTTGGCGGCCCAGCTGTTATCTCATCAATAAAAGAAGGTGTAGAAACGGGTTGCTCTATTACGGCAGGGGTCGAGTAGTCATAAATTGGAGTGCCTTGCTCATCAGTAGATGAGTAAGTTGGAGCAGGTGGTGGCGTGTATACAGGCTCCGGGGGAGGCGTGTAAACAGGTGCTGGAGGCGGCTCATATGCTGGCTCATAAACTGGTTCCGGCGTATAGACAGGTTCGGGAGTATATACGGGTTCAGGGGTATAAACAGGCTCCGGAGGAGGTGAAGGGGGTGTGTAAACAGGTGCTGGAGGCGTATAGACTGGTGTCTCGTACACGGGTTCATACACAGGCTCATATACAGGTTCGTATACCGGAGCTGGCGCTGTATATACAGGCTCTGGAGGCGGGGCAACAGCTTCGTATCTTTCTCTAGCGTCCTGTTCACTTGTGCCTGTTGCCTGCGCAACTTGTTCTGGACTAACGCCATAGGCATCCATAACAGCAGCAAGTTCGGCATCGCTAATGTTTGGATTATTAACTAAAAAATCAAAGATTTGTTCGTTGGAGACTGCCATGTTTATACCTTAAGGCAAAGCCGAAACAAACGACATCGTTGCAATGGCTGATGGGACTGCTGGCCTTGTGGGGCTTGCACTGGCAACGTAATGCTCAATATAAACACCTACATCAGTCGTTCTCCACATTATTTCAACATAGTCGGTTGCGTTTAAACTCACAAAATAGTTAAGCGCCGCAATAATGTGATACGGGTCACCGGGAGATTTTCTTTGGGCCAAACCAAAACGGCTGTTTGAGGCGGGCACGTTTGTACCATTAACCCGAAACCAAATGTCTACATCGTGAGGAGCGTTTGTATTGTTTGTCAGTTGAATAGAAAACTGTAAGTTGTATAGTCCGGCATTGGCTACAGTGATCCGAGAACCACTGGCCACAGTCACGCCATTTGAAAAGTCCGTGGTGTCAAATGTGACTGGATAGGCAACGGTTGTGCTGGCAGCTATTTGGTCTGTGGAATCTTGAAAAGCGCCGTAAGGTACACGTAAGCCAGACGTATCTGTAGATGTAGTTAACTGTCTTACAATGTTGTCAATCTGGTTGAAGTACAAACGCAAAACGTTATTCTGCTGCTCATGGTATTTAGAATCGTAGGTATATGGCGCTAACGGTAAGTTAGGCGCAGTAAATTCTGTTAGCACAGTCTCTGACGTAACAACGTAGGTCATCTTCTGCCATCCGGTTTAATGTCAATACGAGTTGTACCCAACTGCCAAGCACTGCCTAGATCTGCTGAAGATGCTTTGAGAATCATTTGACGACCACGCACCCGTGTATTAACTTGGCCGGTAAATCCCTCAGTAATGAGGTATGACGCACCCGTCAGTTGAGTTACGCCCGCAGTAACCGCAGTACCAGTACCAGAGCCTGAGTTCTGCATTGGGTAAAGAGTTAGCGTTAATTGCGCAGGGGATGCTCCGTTAGAACCGGAGAAGCTTAAGTCCGGCAACATACGCCAGATAAAACCAAACTTGTCGCCATCATCAATGTCAAACTCAGATGAGGATATGTAAGCTTCAATTGCAATGGGAGTGCCGCTTTCGTTATTGTCGTTACCATTTTCATGGTCAACAAGATTGCCAGACGTAGTTGCAGTTGTATATGTAGCCCCAATTGGGTAATCCCGCAAACCTGAATCTAGCCATGCTGTCCTAGACATAGTGCCGTAATACCACACGCCTTTACCGTCATTTTCTGCGTAGTTGTAAATTACATATTTGTCAATTACCGTGCTGTCAGCAGAACAATAGAACCACCATACTTCGTTAAAGCCTTCGTTTGTTCCAGCAAAAACCTGCGCTGCTTGGGATAGGTTAATGTCTTGGTAAATGAATTTACGCAAATCGCAGTTTAAAGTCTGGAGACGACCGTCATATACATAGAACTTGTCAATACCCATCCAGTACACGCGACCTGAAGCCAGTACTGCGGCGTTCTGCCCCATGATGGAGATGTTGTCTCCCAAGAGTTGTGTTTGCCAAATTACGGGTGGGCCAAGGTATTGGAACGAATACAATGATGAATCAGTAAAAACTACAAGCTCTTGACGTGTTTGTACAGCCGCCACGATTGCGGAGCCGTGTGATAGTTGAATGCTTCCAGCTTGGTTTGTACTGGCTGGATACCAAACGGTTGGATTTTCCTGATCTGACCAGCGCACAAGCATTGGATTTTGCACAGCAGAGCCGTAGTCATTACATCCAAAAGCAAACGTAAAACGACTAGCGTCGGATACAAAAATAAAGTTTTGCACAGTAGGAACATCACCCAGCACAGAGATTGACTGCACACCAGATTGGGATCCAGTTGTAGTAATTGTTGCTCCAGCAGAATCCACAAGATTGGCTGTCAAACCAGAAACGTTAGATAGGTAGTATGTAGTACCCGTAACCAAACCGGTTGGTAATGCACCAGTTGTCGCTAATTGAATTGCAGACCCCGCAGGTAGTGCGCTAGTCAATGTAATAACGCAAGGGGAAGCAATAGTTAAAGTTACTATGCCACCAATACTGGACAACAACACACCACGAGTTGTTACACCGCCAGTGGCATCCCAGTAATAAATTTGCCCAAGGTATGGCGCAAACACCAAATCTTCACCAAGGTTGTTTTGGCTCCACAAACGGATAGAAGAAATAGATGTACCGCCAATACCCCATGTGCCACCACCCCATGTTCCGCCGCCCCAACCAACCAATGGAACTGCGTATGCGGGGCCAACATTAATTTGATAAGCCGCTGACACAGCCGCGCCGCCGTAAGAGCCAGCAGTGATTGCTGACCCAGTTGTAATTGTGTATGAGTTTACGCTAACAACGGTAACTTGAAATTCTGCGTTAAACGTGGTGTCGTATGTGCCTGTAGCGCCACTAAAAGTTACAAAATCACCTGTTAAACAGCCGTGCGCTGTGTCTGTAATGGTGACTGTAGTAGTACCGTTTCCAACAAATGGATTTGCACTAAGCGTTACAGTTCTTCTAATAGGCGTAATGTCGTAGTAACCGCCGCCGCGTGAGATGTAAAACTTTAAGTTAGTACCCACACCAATTAGGTTCAACGCACCCAGAGTTACCCAATTCCACAGAGAACGGCAAACACCTCTAAATGTACTGGCGGAAAGACGCACCCACCCTCCAAGTTTCTCAGGAGTGCCTTGGCGAAAGCGTACTTTATCGCTCTCATACCAGCCGCCTTCGTTGGTATACCGAGTGTTTTCCCGGTTAACCCCCGGCTTTAGTGCAAGCTTCTTTAATGGCATCGGCAACCTTTATTTACTGGCAACGCCTTTAGTCTTCTCAAAAGAACGCATACCGGCAATGCCCAAGATGCCTGATAATATCACCCAAAGCTGGTCTGCGTCTAGTACCGGAGGGGGATCCATACCAACTGGAACCCAGCCCATTGCTTGCAGGTATTTCCATGCCCACTGAAACAGCGGGTAAAGCAAAAACTGATACCCCATAGCCGCGACACCAATCCATCCAATGGCTGGCCTCCAGCCGCTGACGAACACGCTAGATGACGCAGCCTCAATCTTATTGACTTCAATCTGCGCTAAGTCTGTGGCTTGGTCAATGCGTTTTTCTTCAAGATCAAGCTTACGCTGCTCAATCTCCATTTCCATCTTTTCTTTGTCGGTGGTAATCAGGTCGCCAGCAACCTTACCCACGGCTTCAATAATTGATCCTACGGCAAGCAAGCTCATGCTAGACCTTTCAATGTGCGGTTAATCCAACCCTTGAGGAACTTGACCTGCACGGGGTTCTTGTTGCATATCTCAACATAACGGGCAATCTTGGCTAAAGCGTAGGACTCTTTAAACCGCTGTCCGTCTGTGATCTGATTTAGCTTCTCTACTGTTTTAGCGCCAATACCACCGTCAGGGGTAGCGCCTACAACCAACTGAGCCAACTTGACCGCCATGCCCATTCCTGCGTTTACACCAAAGTTAAAGATGCTGTTGGCTACGTCTTGGTTTGTAATCTCGTTACCACGCATCTTGTCCCAGAACTCAATACGGTAGAACTCA